GTAGGCTACACCGAGGACGAAGCGACATACTTCACCAACATCTCGGATATACAAACCGGATCAGCTAGTGCGTGGAACGACTACGACATATCGGGTGACACCGGGGGGGATACTGCGATAGCGGCTATTTTGAATTTCAAAGGTGGCGGCCACAGTGTTTATGGTGTCAGGAAGAACGGGGGCACAGACGCTATATTCAGGGAGAAATATGGACACATAGGGATGGTCGTGGGGGTGGATGGCAGTGAAATATTGGAGGGGTATCAAGTAACGACAGCAGACCCTTGCTACCTGACTGGGTATTTCACCAAAGAGATCACCATGTACACCAACGGGGTGGTTAACGACTTCGCTGATAATAAAGATTTCTATCAACCGCTAGACCCCATGCCGGGAGTAGAAGGGATAATCGTGGAGGCAGAGGCATCTTTCGCCCAAGCAGGTAATATCGTTAAGACGAGAGGCTCAACCGATATGGCCTTCACCAACGACAATATGGATCAGCATATGTTCCACTTTGTCCAATGCGATGCACTAGGTAGAACGGAGGGATTGATTGCATCGACCAGTATTGACTGGAACATCCTCGGCTACTGGGGGAAGCTATCCACCGCTGAAATCGTCGAGGTCACGTATCAAGTCAGCGCCAATGATCGAGACGGAGAAGAAATTGACGACACAACGTGGGATGAGGATGGGTGGGACTCGGACGGTATCCGTGTGGGGGACGACAGCGGAACAGATCACGATATGGGCATGGCTTGGACGGGGGTTGCGGTGCCTAAAGGCGCTAAGATATTATCGGCTACCATTGAGGTGTTTTGTAAGTGGGAGTCCAGCGTAGGCATCAATCCCCAGACATTAATGTACGGCTTCGCTGTCGATGATCTCGCTGCCTTCGGAGCATCTAACCGTCCCTCACAGATAGCACAGACAACGGCGTTCGTTGACCAGAAATATGACGGCGAGGAAGATTACCGGGATGAGGAGTTTGTTCCCTTGTATGATGCTGCTGATCTTATTCAAGAAATAGTGGACAGAGATGGATGGGTATCGGGTAATGCTCTAGGTGTAGTCTGGAAGGAGAATGGGTCTCCTAGCAGCTACCGGTGGCAATTACAAACCTACAACCGCAGCACAAGCCAAGCAGCGAAGATCACGATCAACTATATTGTACTGGGTGGGATACCGCACACGATCAGGAATCAATATAATTTTAGACAAATGCCAGCATTATTAACGAGGTGATTTATGGGTAGAATGTACACAACTAAATTTGCAGACGTTGCAGTATCAGCGCTCCAGGATTTATTTGAGATATTAGCACCATCCAACGCGGTCATAATTGTTCACGAATGGTCTATATTACAAAATTCTGATGTAAGTGACGCGGAGGATGAAGTACTACGTATTGAAACGGTGCGTGGAGATGGCACCGTTACCAGCGGATCGGGGGGCTCTACGGACACCCCGCAGCCAATTGATAATGGTGATGCGGCATCCGGCGCTACCGTAGAAACAAACAATACGACCCGCATGGTCGTGGGAACCGGTGTCCTCGATGTCGGCCCTCAGTATGGGTGGAATGTGCGCATTGGTCTTGAAAAGATTTACACGCCGGAAACACGACCTATAATTACGCCATCGGACAGATGGACACTTTCGTTAGATGACACACCTGCGGATGAAATAACTATGAGTGGATCAATTACTTTTGAAGAGATTGGGGGCTAGGGGCCCAATAAATGGCTAGCATTTATCGTCGAAGGTTTGATTATGCTATACACACTCGGCGTAAGAAAATTACGCTTGGGTCGTCGGGCGTGTCTGTTGATGTTCAGATACCTTCGGTTGATTTAATATTATCTACTTTCTCTCCGACGGTTGAACAGACTACCAGTGAAAGCGAAAATCCTGCCTCATTTAATTTAACGATATCGACTTTTGCTCCAGCGGTAGAGCACACCACTAGTGAAAGTGATTCCATACCAGGATTCAATTTAACGCTATCGACTTTCGCACCGTCAGTTGAACAGACTACTAATGAAAATGAGATCCCTTCTGCATTTAATTTAACGATATCAACTTTTGCTCCGACGGTTGAACAGACTACTGTTGAAAGTGACGTAATACCAGGGTTTAATTTAACGCTATCTACATTTGCTCCATCGGTTGAACAGACTACTGGTGAAAATGAGATCCCTTCTGCATTTAATTTAACGATATCAACGTCCGCCCCGGTAATTGAACACACCACCAGTGAAAGCGAAAATCCTGCCTCATTTAATTTAGCGATATCAACTTTTGCTCCGACGGTTGAACATACTACCAATGAAAGTGATTCCATACCGGGATTTAATTTAGCGATATCAACCTTTGCCCCGACGGTTGAGCACACTACCGGTGAAAGCGATTTAATACCGGGCTTCAACTTAATATTATCTACTTTCGCCCCGACGGTTGAGCAGACCACTGTTGAAAGTGACGTAATACCAGGATTTAATTTAACGATATCTACTGCCGCCCCGGTAGTTGAACACACCACTTCTGAAAGTGATTCCATACCAGGATTTAATTTAGCAATTAGTGCCACTGCTCCATCGGTTGAACACACCACTAGTGAAAGTGACATAATACCGGGGTTCAATTTAGCAATTAGTACCACTGCCCCGGTAGTCGAATTATCCACTAGTGAAAGTGATATAATACCGGGGTTCAATTTAGCAATTAGTACCACTGCCCCGGTAGTCGAATTATCCACTAGTGAAAGTGATATAATACCGGGGTTCAATTTAGCGATATCCACTTTCGCCCCAACGGTAGAACATACCACTGCCGAAAGTGACGTAATACCAGAATTTAATTTGATTATATCTACCGCAGCACCTAGTGTTGCAGTAACTAATCATATCAGTTTTGAGGTCCCTGCTGCGAACCTTACTCTAGCGACTGTTGCTCCTTCAGTCGGGACGGGTATAGGGGTACCAGCAGTGGACCTCAATCTATCCACCCTCGCCCCAACGGTAGAACACACCACTAATGAAAGTGATGTGATACCGTCGGCGAATTTAATAATCAGTACATTTACCCCCGCAGTTGAACATACCACTAATGAGGATGAATCACCGGTAAGCTTTGATTTAACGATATCTACATTTGCTCCAGCAGTAGAACACACTACCAGTGAAAGTGATATAATACCGGGATTTGATTTAACGATATCTACATTTGCTCCGGCAGTAGAACACACCACTAATGAAAGTGATGTAATACCATCGGCGAATTTAGCTATATCGACCTCCGCACCGTCGGTTGAACACACTACCAGTGAAAACAAGGTAATCCCGCCCTTTGATTTAACATTATCCACTTCCGTCCCTAAAGTTGGTGGGAGTGTGGATGCAGACATCCCATCCAGTGACCTGACGATTAGTACGACCGCCCCGACAGTTGAACAGACCACTGTTGAGAGCGATGTGATAGCGGGCTTCAATTTAACGATATCCACTGCCGCTCCGGTAGTTGAGCACACCACTAACGAGATCGAAAGTCCTGCTTCATTTGATTTAACATTATCTACATTCGCACCGTTAATCGAACAGACCACTGATGAGAGTGATGTAATACCATCGGCTAATTTAATAATTTCCACTGCCGCACCATTAGTTGAACAGACTACTAATGAAAGTGATATAATCCCATCGGCGAATTTAATAATATCGACCTTCGCACCGTCAGTTGAACACACTGATACAGAAAGTGATATAATACCTGGGTTTAATTTAGCATTATCTACTTTCGCCCCGTCAGTTGAACACACTACTAATGAGAGTGACGTAGTACCATCGATTAATTTGGTGATATCCACTACCGCACCTGTAGTAGGACAAACAACTAATGAGATTGAAACCCCTACCGCATTCAATCTAGAGATCAGTACGTTTGCCCCATCAGTCGAACATACTACCGATGAGAGCGATGTAATACCGGGCTTCAATTTAACGATATCCACTGCCGCCCCAACGGTAGAGCATACCACCAACGAGATTGAAAGTCCCGCTTCATTTAATTTAGTATTATCAACTTTCGCTCCGACGATTGAACACACTACACATCGTGATATTGAGATTCCGTCAGTAGATATATCATTATCGACTTTTGCACCAGAGGTAATTACCGATCGGGATTGGGATATTGAGATTCCATCGGTAGATATATCATTGTCGACCATTGCGCCTTTGGTGGGCGTCACTGATAATACCTTTATAGATGTCCCATCAGCTAACCTAAGTATATTGACGTCAGTGCCGGAAGTATCTAGTATTAGAGTATTGGATGTATTCACGGTATTATCCACTAATCTTCTAGATTCCACATTAGCATCTAATGACACTGATTCATCTCTTGATTCCGTCGACCCAGATGCATCCCTGGATTCTGTTGACCTGGATTCTACATTGGCGTCTGATGGTATTGATTCGTCCCTTGATTCCACTGACCTGGATTCAACGGTGACATCGAACGATTTAGGTTCATCTAAAAGTTCTATTGACCTGGATTCAACGGCGGTGTCTAATAGTTTAGACTCACCTAAAAACTCCAATAGTTTAGACTCATCCTTAACATCCAATCGATTAGGCCGATTGAAAAACACAGGTACTTAATAATGGCTGCTATATTTACAACTCAACAGATAATTGGCTCGTATATCTTAGGTGAGCTCCCGAAGGCTTTGCAAATAACTTTTAAAGATGATTCAGATGTGGTTATCGATCTAACGGGATTTACGGCTAAATTTGAAATAGTTAGGTTAGATGGAACTGATCCAGGTAATTTAGGGCAAGGAACCCCCTCAATCGTTACGGAGGCCAGTGGATTGACACAATATATCTGGCATGCAAATGATCTATTGACTGTTGGGATGTACCGGGGTATAATGTGGGTTGGGGATGGTACAAACCGCTATGGTTCCGATTTTTTTGAGTGGTTCGTGAGAGATTCACTTACCACCGTACCGAGTATTTAGATATGGCCGTTAATGACTTTTTAGACATGATGCCAGCGACTATTATACATAGTCCATTTGTGAGTCGAGATTCATATGGTCAACCTACATATGGTAGCTCCACTAATTATAGAGCCAGGATTGTTTACAAGGATACTATAATCCGTGGTGTTGATGGCTCTGAATTGGTATCTAGACAACAATGTTGGGTAAATGGCACCCCTTCCATAAGACCCACTGACAAAGTTACCCTCCCTGATGGGACCTCCCCCCCTATATTCAATGTTGAAAAATTCAGCGATGAATCTGGTGATCACCACGTTAAAATATTCTTCGGGCAGGAGGTCATATGACAACTATCTCCATGAATATCAAGGGCCTCAAGCAATTGAGGAGCGACATGCGAAAGTATGGGGTTAGAGCAGATAAAGCTGTGGTGCAATCCCTGAAAGACGAAGCCGAGGGTATTTTGAAACAAAGCCAGGAATTGGTTCCGGTTGATACCGGTGCATTAAGAGATTCCGGAAGAGTGGTTGGTCCCAGGAAAAGATCAGTTACCATCGAATATGGTGATGATAAAGTTAATTATGCCGCTGCGGTCCATGAAATTTTAGATGCTTTCCATCCCTCAGGTATGGCTAAATTTTTAGAAATACCCGCTAGAAGGGCCTTGGTTGGTATGGGCAAGCGCATGGCCAAGGATGTTAGGAATGCCGTGGGAGGTAAGAAATGAGTATTCTAGATGATATAGGTGCTAAGTTGGTCACCGATTTGGTGGTAGAGGGGGTCACTGGTTGGACCCTAGCTAAATCCTATATGCCGCCCACACCTGATCAGGTCATCGGGATATTTGAAACAGGCGGGATCATACCTGATCAAACTGAAGGGATTTCATATGAATACCCAACATTCCAAGTCAGATGCAGGGGATTGTCTTTTGGGTACGAAGCCACTCGGATAAAAATACAAGAAGTTTTCGACAGTTTAAATAATTCTACGGTGTCTGGGTATATTTACATCTATCCTAATGAATCTGGGCCCATCCTATTGAAATATGATCATGATGATAATCGACCGGAACTGGCATGGAACTTTACGACGATGAAAGGGTAATATATATCGCTGGCGGTGGTCCTTCATTGAAGGGCTATAACTGGGATCTATTGAAAGGAAAACGGATTATTGCCATTAACCGGGCATATGAGGTTATACCTTGGGCCGAGATAGTTTATTTTTCCGATGTCAGATTTTTTGATTGGCATAAAGAAGGCCTATTAAAGCATGCCGGTATTAAAGCATCGGGCAATAAACATGTTGATCACCCTGAAGTGGAAAAATACAAATTTACTGGTTGCAAAGGAATCGATTTAGGTCACATGAAATTGAAACATGGGAATAATTCTGGATATGCGGCGATGAATTTGGCGGTTCATTTAGGTGCTAGAATGATTGTGTTACTTGGATTCGACATGAAATTCAGTAAGACTAACACAGCTAATTGGCATAACGGGTACCCGGTTGCCAGCAGATTAACGCAGTATGAGAAAATGCTGCCATATTTTGAATCAATGCGTGAAGCCTTGGATGAAAGAGGTATATCAGCATTAAATGCGTGTGAAGACTCAGCAATAAATGTATTCTATAGAACACCTCTTGATAAGGCACACTTAGTGAGAATATGATGATAGATCAATATAAAATAATGCATCGCAACCCGAAAAGATTCCCTGGATTTTCTATAAAATTCCATATTGAAGACATTGATAATTTGGTAAAAAAGCATAAAGTAGATAGTTTATTGGATTATGGCTGCGGGAAGGGATATCAATATTTGGCGTCACGGTGCCATGAGTCCTGGGGCATATTACCGCATTGTTATGATCCTGGCGTGACTTTTTTAGACACTAAACCAGAAGGAGTATTTGGAGGTGTGATATGCACAGACGTTCTTGAGCATATCCCTGAAGAGGATATTAATTCATTTTTGAAAACATTATTTGACCACGCAGATAAATTCATATTCCTATCTATCGCTACCTTCCCAGCACGGAAATCCCTGCCGAATGGATTAAATTGCCATGTTACAGTCAAGGATTCCGATTGGTGGATTAAACAAATAGTATCTTTTATGACGTATGATATAGATTGTGTTGTCAGTTTCCGGCATGCTGATAATGAAACGGAATTAGTGGTTGTATGAATCCATCAGCACATTGCCTAGTTAAGAAGTTACCTAATTACCCCTGGAAGTGTATCTATAGCGGTATCAGGGCTCAAGGATATGATCTAAATAGAGGGACCTTACCGACTGATTTGCTGGTTACATGGACTCCGTGGAATAATTCAATTGGTCATCGAGCCGGTGAGCATCAAAAGTCATCCGGTAAAGATTGGATAGTTTTTGAAAATGGATATCTAAATGCTAGTAATGGGACCAGATATTATTGCGCCGGGTTAAATGGTTTCAATGGCCATGGTGACCATAGATTATATACTATTGACAATTCCAGGTTCGACGATCTAAAAATTGATATCAAAGATTGGTCTAAAAATGATGGGTATATTCTAATTGTTTCCCAATTTGGTCATCGCGATACTAGATATTCAATGCCAGTTGATTGGCCAAATATAATCATTGAGAAAATCAGGAAGGTTACAGATCGACCGATATTATATAGACCGAAACCCGGTAAACTTAGGATTCCCACTAAATTATATAAGAACACCACTATAGCCAGTGTTGATGACCCTATTGATGAGTTGATTAAAGGGGCTCACATAACAGTTATCTGGAATAGCAAGGCCGCTATTGAATCATTAATAGCTGGAGTGCCGGTTGTCGTTAACGCTCCGATAGGTATTTCAAAACCGATGGGAACCGAGGTAAGTAATATTGAATCCCCTTATTACCCTGAAAATAGGCTTGAATTTTTCAGGGAATTAGCCTGTTCTCAGTGGAACGAAGACGAAATTTATGCGGGCAGACCATTTAGGCATTTACTGCGATGATCATCAATTATTTTCTGGAACAAGGAACTAGGCCCCGTTTCATCGGGGAAGCCGTTAATGAAGGAGCCAGGAAGAATAATTACAGGTGTTGTACGACACACAAATCTAGATTTAGAAATACAGATACCGATGTAGCTGCTATGTATGGTTTAAGAGAGAATAGCAGAGAGATCATGATTGAATATTTAGCAAAGGGCAAAAAGACATTATTTTTTGATTTGGGGTATTGGGGTAGGCACACCCCTGATAGGCGGTCTGGTCATCACAGGATTGCTATCAATGGATTCCACGCTAAATTTGGTAGAGAGGAATGTAGTTCTGATAGATTCAAGCGATTCGATATTGAATTAAAATCATTTAATCAATCAGGTGATTATATCTTATTGTGTGGTCAATCAGCTAAAGCTGCCTGGGTTTATGGATTAGACCCCGAAGAGTGGGAATTACAGATTATCGAACAAATAAAGGAAAATACCGATAAGCCTATATGGTATGTACCAAAACCATCCTGGGACGGTAAGCGTCCCATTCCGGGAACTGTGTATTGTGATGGGCCGGTAGAACAATATATCGATAATTGTTGGGCAGTGGTTACACATCATAGTAATTCCGGTGTACACGCATTGGCCGCCGGTAAACCAGTATTCACACAAGAGGGCGTGTGTAAATCATTAATCGGTGAACTGGATTTGACGAGTATTGATGACCCCTTCATTCCTTCTGAATTGGAACGAGATAATTTCCTGTTTAATGTAGCCTATTGGCAGTGGTCAATAGATGAAATAAAAAATGGTTCGATGTTTAGAAGTTTAAGAGAAAGGGGCTTATTGTGAACATAGTTTTCTACGCAGCCAATAAGAATAGGGAAGGATTACTGGCGTCGGCTTTTGTGGGGGGCGTTGTGATGAACGGTGATAATGCCACCATTAAGATGATAGCGGATTATGAATCACCAGAAAATGATACTGATGTTGCAGTGGTTATCGGTGTTAAAGGCAAAAGTCGGCAAATAATAGATGATCATAGGGCGGTTGGTAAAAATATAATTTATATCGATAAGGGGTATTTTAGGATTAGGAATCTAACCCCGGATGGGCTTAGTAGATCATTGTATTACAAAGTTAGTCTCAATGATTTTCAGCCATTGGATTATTTAATGGATTTAAATGCCCCCAGT